TTTAAAGCAGGAGCTCGGCGGCGTTAGTCCGAAAGGCTACTCGTATTTTGATGTAGTTGCGTCGAGTGCTTTAGTCCGTGCGCGGAGCTTTGGGAGCATTGCAGGAATGGAAGAGGCCGGCATTGCCGAGTATGAGATATTAGCGATGGGCGACGAGCGAATGTGTCCGATATGCGGCGAAATGCACGGCAAGATTTTCAGCGTGAAACAGACGCGGGAAGTTATTAATAAAGTTCTTGATATTCAAGACCCTGAGAAATTTAAAGAGGCTATGCCATGGCAGACAACTCCGCCGAAAAATAAAAGCGAAAGCAAGCTCGCCGAAGACGGGCAAAGTTTACCGCCGTTTCATGGACGCTGCCGGTGTACGCTCGTGATGACGGAGAGTTATGTTGAGCCTGAGAGCGTGAGCATTGAAATTCAAGATGTGAAGCCGCCGCAGGAAAATAATATTAATTTAGAAAATCAATATTATTCACGGCTTGAAGATTTAAGAAATAAAATCATAGAGGCAAAGCAAGCAAAATCAAAAATTCAAACTAAAGTATTATTTTTAATGACGGAAGAAGAGAGAAAAGAATATGATAAATTACAAAACGAAATATTAAGAGCGCAACGCGGTATTAAGCAATTAAAACTTGAAGCGGCCGAAAACGGAGTTATATTTGCGTCAGGCTTATCAAAAACACTTGACAAGGCCGACGTTGATGAGATAATAAGATTAGTTAAAAAGGCTCCGCCGGAGGTGCGTAAGGTGTGGAATTTATACGAGGGAGAAATGCAAGTCGGCAGCGTGAATGTTAAAGGGACGCAACATTATTCACCACGTACAAAAGATGTTCATTTTAATATTTTTAAAAATAGAATTGATAGCGAGTATAAAGTAGCACATGAGACAACATTTCATGAGTTAGGGCATTTAATCGATCATGCTTGCACAGGTTTTTATAAAAATAACTCAAAAGATGAAGAATATAATTTATATGCTGTTTTAACTTCTGAGGTTGATAGCTACATTAAAGGCACTTATGACAGATTACGCGCTGAGGCAATAGCGGCGGGTAAAAGTTCTAAAGAAATTAAAAAGAAAGACGCGTATGAGGCGGTTGAAAAAGAATTATTTAAATTACCCAAATACGCGAGAATTGACATTTCAGATACCTTTAGTGGCTGCACTTTTAATAAAGTTAAAAACGGCGGATATCATCCAACTTCATATTGGAAAAGAGATCCTGAATTAGTTTGCCTTGAGTTTTTTGCTGAAAATTTTTCGGCTTTAACCGTTAATCCTGAGTCGTTAGAGATGATTAAAAAATATTTTCCGAAGTCGCATAAAATTTTTAAACAGATGTTAGACGATATTATCGAGGAGAGCGAATAAAAATGAAAAATATTCCGACGGCAAAAGAGCCTGAAAAGTTAAAGGCCGCTTATAAAGAAGCGTATGGAGACAGCGCGTATGATTATCAGCATGATAATTATGACGCTTTAGAGCTGCGGCTTTTAAATGACGCGTATTATGAGCAATTTGGAGATTATGTAGGAACGATGTGTCTTTCTTTATCTCTTGCAGAATTAAATTTGGAAATTCGCAAAAGCCTCGAGAGCAATACGCCGTATGACAATGGTGTACCCGAGGGCGCGTTAATCTGACGGGTTTTTTGTAGGAGCGTTTAAATGCTTGTCTTAGATGAATTATTGAAAATAAAGCAATCTCTTGAACAAGCGGAGCGCGAAAAGGCTATGACTGCGGTAATGCAAAAAATATATTATGAGCCGCTGCCGTCGCTTTTCCCTAATGAATATACTCTAAATGATTTTATTAAGGCAAACGCGCTTGATGTTAGAGCTATTAAATGGCTGTTAAAAAATATGTATCACGAGAGATTAACTGACGCATTAGAGCCGCCTATAGCATTAACTGATTTTGGCGGCGAAAAATTACGATAACAAGCTCTGCCATAAAAACACCAAACTATTAGCCCTGATTTATTAATTTAAGTCAGGGCATTTTTATTGCAAAAAATTTATTAAAGGGAGTGAAGCTATGAGCAAGATTAACACCGAGCATATAGTTAATTTTAAGAAGTCAGATGACGCGAAGCAGATAGTTTACGGCGAAGTCTATAAGCCGGACGAGCTTGACACGGACGGCAACTGGATGACACACGAGACTATTGAGAAAATGGCTCATGATTTTATGAGCGAGTTGAAGAATGACCAGATAGACCGCAATCATACCGGCGCGAAAGACAAGGGCGCGGTTGTTGAGAGCTTTATCGTGCGTAAGGGCGACCCTGATTTTGTAGAGGGCGCGTGGGTAGTCGGCGTTCATGTGCCTGATAAAGGCGTGTGGGAGCAGATAGTGAAAGGTGAGCTGACCGGCTTTTCGATTGAGGGGACGGCACAGCTTGTAGAAGACAAGGAGAGTGATTGAGCATGAGCAAGCCGAATAAGCCCGGCGAGCTTCGGAATGTGAAAGTAAACGCCGTGAGTTTAGTTAATAAAGCGGCGAACGGCGAGGAATTTAAAATTTTTAAATCGGCCAAGCCGGACGAGACGGAGAGCAAAGCCCCTGAGAGCGTTGAAGTCGAAGTAGAGACTGAAAAGAACGCGCAGGGGCTTTTTAGCGTGCTGAAGAAATTTTTTACAGGCGAAAATTCGCAAGTTGAAAAGGGCGCAGTGGAAGATGAATTAAACGCGCGGAGGAAAGCTGAAAGATTGAATGACGCAATGCAGGCGTTGTTTAAAGCTTTAAGTTTAAGCCCGTGGGGCGGTGAAACGATTAAAGAAGCCGAAAGCAATCCCGTCAAAATTCGCGCGGCTCTTGATGACTTTAAGGCTGTAGCTGAAAAAATTTTAATTGGCGAGAGCGAGACTGAAGTCATGAAATCAGGCCGCAAAATTTCAAGTTCAAGATTAGCAAAAATTAAAGAGGCGCACGCAGCATTAACTGATTTGCTCGCGGACGCTGATACAGAAAATAACGAGGGAGGCACGGAGACCGTGACTAAAGAAGATTTAATTAATGAAGTAAAGAAGAGCGTTGACGAGGCAGTCAAGCCGCTTGATGAGAGGCTTGCTGCGTTGGAGAAGAGCGATGCCGAGAGCAAGGCCGAGGCCGAGGTTAAGAAAGAGGCCGAAGCTAAAGAGCCGAGCGTCGCTGAAGTTGTTAAAAGCGTATTGGACGAGGCGTTAAAGCCCGTGACTGAACGTTTGGAGCGTGTAGAGAAAGCGCGCGGCCTTTCGCATAGTCAGCCGGAAGATGCAAGCGTCAAGAAGAGTACGGGCGACTTTTGGGCTGGAGCATTTTAATTTAATTAAATTTTAAAAATTTTTTGAGGTGATAATTATGCTTGACAATGAAAAATTATTAAAGGCGGCAATTACTACTAACGACATGACTGGCACGGGCAAGGGCGGCAAGCTTACACCCGAGCTGTCCGACAAGTTTATTGATTACATGGTCGATAACTCTGAAATATTGAAAGATATTAGAGTTGAGCGTATGCGCAGCCCTGAAAAATTATTAGACTTCTTACTCGTGAACGGACGCATTATCCGCAAGGCGACAGAGGGACAGCAGCCGAGCGAGTTAATGGGCGTTACGACGCAGCGCAAAGAGTTACGCTCTGTAAAGGTAACTTTACCGGCTGATATTTCGCAGGAATTTTTGGAGGACAATATCGAGCGTGAACAGGCGCGCGATCATATCGTTCGCATGTTATCGCAGCAGTTCAGCAATGACTTCGCTGATTTGCTATTCAACGGCGACAGCACGGCCACGGGAACTGACGCAACGTTCCTGACTATCGGCGACGGAATTATTAAACAGGCGAAAGACAGCAGCGTTACTCATAAAATTAATATACCGGCGAGTGTTGCTAATAACGACTATAAAGACAGCATACTGCCCGCGATGTTAAGCGCACTGCCCGACAAGTACAAGACCGACAGGAATGACCTGCGTTTCTACTGCGCGAGCTCTGTTGCGGACGCTTATATATTAAGCCTTGCGTCACGCATTACGACAATGGGCGATAATATTTTAATTAACGGCAATCTTGCGACGTTCTTGGGCGTGCGTTTATTCCCTGTTGCGAGCATGCCGAACGATATAATTATCTTGACTAACAAAAATAATATCGTTCAGGGCATTCAGCGCGATATGGACGTGCATTCGGTCTATCAGCCGCGCAAAGATATGACAGAGTACACGATGTACATGCGCGTTGACCCGGGCAAAATCGTTTGGGATGATGCGCTGGTTATCGCAAGCAAGTGAAAGTCAGCCGTGTACGGGGCGACAACTGAGACTTTTACAGTAGAAGACGGTGAGTGGTAATTATGTCTGAAGCTAAAACAGATGAAGTCGTGCAGGACACGCAGAGCGAGCAGCCGGTGAGCAGCAAGAAGAATAATAATAAAAATAATAATGCGCCTAAAGCTAAAGTAAAAATCAAATTGACGGGCGCGGGCTCGTATAATAATTTAAATTTTAATTTAGGCCTGATTAAGAAAGGCGAAGTTAAAGAGCTTGAGGCCGATATGGCTGAAAAGTTTTTAGCTTCAGGCTTGTTCGAGAGAGTTTAAATTATGTATTGCAGCATAGAGGACTTGCGGGCTTGCGGCGTTACTGACGAGCAGGCCGATGACGCGAAGCTTGAAAGCTTAATTAAATTATCTTGCGGCTATATCGACACGATGACGCGTCAATGGTTCGAGCCGCGCGAACTTGAAATTAGATTAGACGGACACGGCGGGAAGATTTTAAGGCTTCCCGTCTTTTTAATTCAAGACTATAGCGTGACAGTGAGCGGCGAGGAAATCGAGGACTATGTGTTATATAACCGCATTGTCCCGCCGGAGGACGACCGGTTCTATCCTAAAGCTTACAGGTATAACGGTTGGCGCAAGGGAATTTTAAATATTAATGTTTATGGCTTGTGGGGTTATGTTGACAAGGCTGAAGCCGGGTATGAAACGCCGGAATTAATTAAACGCGCGGCGATGAAGCTCGCGTTATATAATTTCCCTGATTTAGGCGACAAGCAGGCTCAAGACGAAAAGCGTTTAAATAATTTATTGCAGTCGGAGACAACGGACGGCCATTCCTACAGCTTGAACGGCGAGATATTAAAGGCCATGAGCGAAAATAATTTAACCGGCGACAGTGAGATCGATAATATTATTATGCGGTACACAATGCCGAGCATGAAGATGGCGGTTGTCTAAATGAATTTTATCCCTAAAATAATTCATCCGCGCAAAGTTCTATTATTTAAACGCATTGAGACTTTAACCGACCCCGAGTTTGGAGTGCTGGGCGAAAATATTTTTGCTGAGCCGATAGAGCTTCGCGGCCAGGTTAAATATAATAGCTTTCAGACTGTAACGAGTGTATCAAGCGGCAACGATCCCGTCAGTGACGGCCATATAGTCTTTTATAATGACGAGTGGGTAAAGTCCGGCGGTAAAGTCAACGATGAGCTTGAACTTGAAGAGGACTACACGTTCACGTCGAGATTAAAGATTATCGAAGTCAGACCTGCGGCGCATTATAATTCTAAAAATTATCACGTTCATGTTTACTTTGAGCGCATCAGGACGGTGAGCAAATAGCATGAGCGGGCTTGAGGGTAACTGGGACAAGCTGAACGTTATTTTAAATCCTGATAGGCTGAGGCGCAAATTAAATCAGACGGCCGCGCGCGTCGGCAATTACGGCGTGAAGTTAATTAAAGAGGGCATAGTGTCCGGCGCTCCGAATGGAGTTAAGTTTGCCGATAATCATCCGTACACAATAGCGCGTAAAGGCTCAAGCAAGCCGTTAATTAATAAGGGCGACTTGCTCGGCAGTGTGACTTATGCAGTGCCGGAAGCTAATAGCGTATTTATCGGAGTGAAGAAGTCGGCGAAGGGCGGAGCTAACGCGGCTAATATCGCGGCGGTTCACGAGTTCGGCTGCACGATTAAAGTTACGCCGAAAATGCGGGCGTATCTTCATCACAACGGACTGCATTTAAAGAAGTCGACTGAATATATACACATTCCGCCGAGGCCGTTTTTAAGTCCGATTTTTAGCAGCGAAGAGTTTTTAGATAAAGTCGCCGAGATTTATTTAAAAGCCGTGAAAGAGGCGTTTAGGCCATGATAGTAGCAGCAACAAGAGCATTAATAAAATTATTTCGGAAGATAGAGCCGAATGTGATTTTGAGCGCGGGCAATATAACTGAGCTGTCAGAGTTGCCCGCGATTATTTTAAGCGGCCCGGTCGCAAGCGAGAAAAGACAAATGCGGCGCGACGGCGAGACTATTGCTAATTATGATTTTGAAAATCAAACAGCAATAGTTGAAAAAGCTCCGCGCTGGTATGACCTGAGCTTTAATATTGCCTTTAGCTGTAAGTCAAGTTTGGAGCTTGTGAAACTCATGGAGGAGTGCAGCAGGCTTGTTCAGGCTTATCCGGTTATAGAGGCTATAGACGAGGAAGACGATACGCGGCGGCAATTTTATAAATGGTCGTGGCGCAGCTTGCCGAGCGTTTATAACGTGCCGAACTTGTCTGAAGTGTGCGAGGGACGCGGGGATTTAATTATTCATGATGTTGAAGTTTACAGCGAGCTGTATCGCGAGGAGAAGCTGATACAGAAAGTTAATTTAAACACTGAGATAGAGGAGTGAAAAATTTATGGCCAAAATGTATATTAGAAACATGGAAGACGGGCCGCGCGATTATCCGTTGAAGGACGGCACGAGTGTTTACTTGCCGCCGAAAGGAAAGCCTATTCACTGGGAAGAGATTGACGACAAGAATTTCAGTCTTGCGTTGGAGTGGGCTGAAACTCGCGGATTTATCAAGATAAAGCGGGGCGAGTTAAAGAGTAAAAAGTCGGCTGATAAAGCGGCAAGCGCGGAGGTGAGTGCATAATGGGCGCGGGACTTCCGAGAGTAATTTTGCGCGAAATTGATTTATCGCAGTATGTTGATACTTTAATTAAGGGCGTGAGCTGCGTCGAGGGTATAACTGAAAAGGGCCCGATAGGCAAGCCTCAGCTTATTAGCAGCGAGGCTCAGTTTGACAGAGTGTTCGGCGGCAATTTAAAAAATTCAGACTTCCCGTTGCTTGCAAAACGAGCTTTAAGCTATGGCGCAGTGTTGTGGGTGTCGCGGGTTGTGCATTACACGGACATTACTAAATTAAACACATGCGCGGCGAGGACGGCGAGCGTTGAGATTAAAGACAGGGCAAGCGAGCCCGAGGCCACGCTAAAAATTTCGGCGGCAAATCCCGGCACATGGGGCAATAAATTGCAAATCGAAATTTCGGCGAGTGCTTTAGACCCCGAGCATTTGTTCACGTTGAGCGTTATCGATGACGGCGAGGATGTCGAGACTTTAAGCGACGTGTCAATGGACGACGACAGCGAGTTCTATATCGAAAATCAGAAAAGTAATTATATTGTGTTAGAAGACTTAGCGAGTGAGTCCGGCGCTAATGTTGACAGGCCGGCCTTGGGTACTTACACACTGACCGGCGGCGTTGACGGAACTGATCTCATGACCGACGCAGATTATATCGGCAGTGCGACTAACAAGACGGGCATGTACGCGTTTGACGAAGTTGACGATGCGTTACAGCTTGCAGTCCCTGGTATTACAAGTGCGGCAGTTATCACGGCGGGGCTTGCGTACTGTGAAAATCGTAAGGATTTAGTTTAT